GGTGTTGAGCGCCGAAACAAAAACGCCCGCTTGGGAGCGGGCGTTGGGCATGATGTCCACAAGGTGTTTTTCAGTTAATTGCATGATGCTTGATCCTCCCTGGATGTTGTCCCGATTGAATCACGGCTGGCGGTTGATGCTTGCCAGCCATTTATTTGCCAGAGTTTTCAGGGTGCCGGTTGCACCAGTTTCAGCGAGTACCCCATCCGCCGGTAGCACCTGCCCGCCCGAGAGCTGCCACTGCTGGAACTCTAGCCAGTCGCGATTGTTGGAGTCCTGTGGAATAAATGCACAGTCAGCCAGGCGCAACACGCCGCAAGCGCTTAGTTGATAAGCCATGAGTGTCGCTCCTAGATTTCAGCGTCCGCTGTCCATTCCAGTTGTAAAGTCTGCCCCGGTGCGCTGCCGACTGGCGTGACAGTGGCAAAAGAAATACTACGATCCGTTACGCCTTGAAGTAGCGTGCCGGTGCAAGCTTTGCTGATCGTTTGATTCCAGACCTGATTACTGCTGTCTGCCGGGCTATAGGCAGTGACAGTCGGTTGAACCCTTTTCTGAACCAGAAAGCCGATCGTCATCCCGTATTGGCCGATATTTCCTGCCGGGACCTGAGTAAACGTCGAGATACACGTATTGGTGCCATTATTGGCTTTGACCGGCAACCCGGAAGCAAATGACTTTTCGTAATAGCGCTGACATAACGCCAGCTCCTGCGCTAAGGGACGAAGCTCAAAGGGAGTGGACACAGGCCCCTCCTCCAATTGGATCTGTGTCAGATCGACCGTTTGCAGAACGTTGAGAGGCAGATCGAACGCCAATGTCAGACAGTCGCCGCTGCCTTGCATTTTCCCCGCAATGGCGGGCACCTGAAACGTTGCGGTGTAGCGCGTCCACACTGTGTTCAGTTGAAACGTATCAATCAGTTTCCCAACGGCTGCCGATCCACCTACCCCGAATTGCTGCGCAATCGTTATTTGCAAAGGCCGCACGGCATCGGATCGAGCCCAGAACGTCAGCGTTGCCGTTTTTCCGGCGAGCGTTCTGACCGACTCTATATTCTGGGAGATTTTGTGAACGGTAGCTCCCGCCCCTGCGGACGTTTGCTGCCAGCGCAGGAAACAGGCCGGTTCATCAGAGACCTCGCCTTGCCCGAGCGCAAAATTTTGCCGCGTGATGCTCACTCCGGCGTTTCCGTTCCAGTCACAACGGAAACGATCAGCCACGTACCCGCCGACATTTGGCGCCTGATTGCTCGCACCACGCTGCCAGATTCTGAAATCGCCATTGATCAACAGATTCTTGCGATAGACCTGCACCGGAAACGCTTGCATCGGATCAGGTCTGGACAACTGTCGAATGGCTTGAGCCAATTGATGGGTCTGATTTTCATCAGGTGTCAGGCCAGCGGCCGTGATTGCATTGAGTATTTCCTCGGTAACACTGTTCCCCCAACTCGCCGGGATCAGTGACCCCGGCGTCCCTGCAATCGGGTCTTCGTCGACAAACCTGCCGTTTTCCAGACCTGAGCCCGGAATGCTTTTCGGATAATCCATATCACGTCCCTAATGATTTAAAGCGCAGCAGGCAGCCAGCTCGGTGCCACCGGCCTATGCGCGCTGGACGGGAAGAATGAGCCTTGCGGCCACTCGCGCAACGCCCGTCGATAAGTTTGCAGTTCGGCATATTGTTCAGTGGTCAATGTTGTGCCGCCGCCGTCCTCCAGTTCATCACGGTCGCGTGCGACCAGGCCGTCAGTGGCGGCAAGCTGGGCGTTGCGCCAGGTGCGCTCGAAGCCTGCGGCCGCCTCTGCCGAAGGAGGCGGTGGATCGACCAGGACCGGATAACCGCTTTCAGCATGCACGCCAATAGCTTTCGCGGTGACCGACAGTTGCTGCAGCAGCGAGATCCAATAGGCTTGGGGAATTTCGATGACATCGTCAGGAATGTCCGACGAATTGATACCCGGTACATACACGCCTCGCGTACCGGCGCTGAAAAGCACGTTGGTAGTATTCATTCAATAACCCTTGGCAAAATAAAACACGGTCCAGCCAGCGCCAGGCTGGTTGACCGCGTTGCGCACTTTCAAGCGAACGCCTTGCTTGGTGGCGGTGCCTCCGACAACAATCACGATGGCCGCTTCGCCACCGGCATGGTTGGCGACACATGAGAAAAAACCATTCGGGAAGGAAACCGGGAAATTGACCCACATTTCACCGTTGGCATCCGTAATGCCGGTCCCCCATTGATCTATGTTTCCACTGGCGTGCTTCTGATACCCGGGGTTAGCCGTCAACCCTGAAAACAGTGCGGCATATTTGAGACTCGCGGTGCCGTGGACTGCCCAGACTCCGTTTTCCCTGACGACGGTGGCGCTCTCACCACTGTTCATGACAATCGAGGTCAGTTCAGCTCCTTGCGGGCTTATTTTCGCAATGCCTGTACAGGCAATAGTGACCGGGGCGTTGCTACGGCAATGCAGCGTGAACGTTGCGCCATTGGGAACTGACTTGATGTCTGGCAAAGACACGGTATAGGCCGAGTTTCCGCCCAGGCCGATCGCCCATCCCACATCCGCAAGAGAAAGTTGCGCCGTGGCTGCGATGTCACGAGACCCTGCGTGATTGCCCAGTGCACGCTGCACGAACTCGGCCGTAGCCACTGAACGGCTGAAATCGAATTGCGCCGGGGTTTTGAAGAGCTGCGAGCTACGTAGCGCGTCGAGCATTTGTGTATTTGAAGTCTCGGTCGGTGTCATTCCAGCAGCCCGCACAACGCCGAGAATTTCCTGCGTCACGCCGTTGCCCCAACTCGCGGGAATCAACGAGCCGGGTGCGCCCGCGAGCGCGTCCTCATCAACAAACATGCCATTGACCAAGCCTGCGCTTGGCACACTGATTGGATAATCCATTGTCTTTTTCCTTAACGATGACTTCGATCCTTGCGGTCGCGCGGGGCGCCACAGGCCAAATGATGTACAAACTAAACAAGCCCATATCGCGTGGCGTCGGTGACGTAGAAGTGGACCTTGTTGCCTAGCTGGATATACCGTTGATCAGGGCACGAATCCCGATCAACGCATCGTCTGCGGCGCCACGCGCCAAATCGACCTTGCCCTTGCCCGCCTGTGCGCGAATCTGCGCCTTGGCCTTCAGGCGCAAAGTGCGCAGAGTGAGCAAATGGTCAGTCAACTGCTCCGCCTTACTCAGAATCTGCTCGGCGGCCTGTTTGGCGCTGCGGCCTTTGACAACCCACGCGGCGACCGACAGCGGCACTTCTTTTTTTGGGTAACCGGCGTCCTGATAAGCCTGCGCGTCGGCGGCGGCCTGGGCGTATTCCATGGCTTTGAGCGGGTCGCCGGCCAGCACCGAGCGGACGTTATCAGCAGCGGCGTCGATCATGCCGCAGAGGCGTTCGGCTTCCAGCAGTTCCAGTTCGGCGACCCTGCCCGTATTGAGCTGCCATGCTTCAGCGACCCACTCATGGGCAGGAGAAGGCTGTGCAGCACGCAAACCGTCCTCGAACTGATGCATTTCTTGAATGATGATCATCGGATCAACTCCCAGGAAAGATTGATATTCACCGCTGCTGTAAAGTTGATCGCAATACCGTTGGAGTAGTCGCTTGGAAGGATATTTTTGATACCCATGCTCAACAGCAATTCGTCACTTGTTCCGTTATCAGCACCGAAGGCGTGTTCGGCTTGATAGGTCTGCCACAGGGAACGCAAAATGCTGTGGTCGAAGCTGGCGGTCAATGTCGAAACGGTTGTGTCATTCACCTCGTTGTTGGTAATAACCCGCACCGTCTCACCCGCATTGGCCCAGCCGTCCCAGTTGCTCGACGTGGCAACCTTCGGGTTGAGAAAACAGTAGTTGGCGCCCAGCCATCCGGGTGTAGCGAAATTCACAGCTGTGACTTGTGTCGGATGCGGCGTCGCGTTGCCCACCACCAGACGAGCGGCACGAGCATGCGGGTCAAGTGGCAGGTACACCACGCCATTACCGCTGATTGTTTGCGTCCACGACAAGCGACTGCGGTTATAAATCGGCCGGACAATTGGTACCGAGCCGGGACCAGCCGTCACCACCCATGCCAGACAAAGATCCAGCGTCGTCGACTGGAAACCGCCTCCCGCCGCTCCATTGATCGTGCCCTTCAAACCCTCCGGTGTAGCGTCATAAATCGTGCCGCGCTGCATGTAGAAGGTCAGCAGGCCCGCAACCACTTGCGCACGCAGAAAGTAACCAGAGTTGGGCAAAAGATCGGCACTGCTCCAGGCTTGTGTCGTAAATGTGCGCGGACGACCCAACTGACCTGCCAGCACTTCTTGGCCCAGGCTGATCAGTACGCCGGGCAGAATAGATAACCGACCGCCACTGGTAGCAAACGCGGTCGGTGTGATTGGCAATCGCCCGTCCGCCGTAGCGACGGTGGCGGTTGGCAAGGCGCCAATCGGCAACGCCGAATCCAAATTCCAGCCCTTGGCCGAAACGCTCTGAATCGCCTGCAACAACTGATCGTATTTCTTCTCATCCGGTGTCAGGTCCGCCGCCTTGATCACGTTAAGAATTTCCTGCGTAACCCCGTTCCCCCAATCCGCCGGGATCAACGATCCCGGCGTCCCCGTCATGGGGTTTTCATCAACAAACTTCCCATTCACCAGCCCGGCACTGGGCACACTCTTCGGATAATCCATCCCTCATCCCTCCCTAGTCATAATTGATATGCACCTTGGTATGCGCCGGCGCGCTGCGGTGGATCAGGCATTCCAGCGCCGAGCCCGGGTTTACGCCGAAGCGCTCGCCCCAGTAGCTCGCGCCGTAACGCCGACCGAGCAGCAGTCGGCCGCCGGTGTTGAGCGTCCACATGAATTGCGCTTCCCAGGTGCCCCAGTGCGCCGAACCAAACCGGGCGCGGCCCATGCGTGGGGCTTCGTGTTCGGTGATGCTGGCGTTGGGGTAACCCTGGCTTTTGGCGATGTCGAGGTAGTAGCCGACAGCCTGGCTGCCGACCGCGAGCAGGCGGCGGCGTACGGCGAGGCGGCGGTCGTCGAACAGTGGTGTGGCGCCCAGGCACGGGTCGGGCAGGTTCATCACCCGCTCCCAGTCCGGCACCAGTTCGCTGACGCCGGCCGGGTCCATTTCGTTGAGCAGATCGGCGGCGCGAGCGTCGAGGCGGGCCAGTTCGACGGCGACGCCTTGCAGCACTTCCTCAAGCTCGGGCACCCGCTCCGGATCCCATGCCGGGCCACTGGGCAGCAAGGCGCGCAACTGCGCCTGGTATTGCGCGGCGGTTCTTATGCCCCCCATACGCAGCCTCCGAAGGTCAGCAGTTCGCTCTGCCCGGCCGGCACGTCAGCGGCTGGAGCAGTGAGCGTGTGATCGTATTCGCCGCCGG